GTGCCGTGGGAAAAAATAGGATGGGACTCAAACAATGTTTACGAAATTAAAAAATATATTTAACTCTAAGAAGGCTGTTAAGAAAGCAGGTAAAACTGTATCTAAGGTCAGTGAAAAGGATCAAGCGACAGCAAAAGGCGAACCATATGTTAGAGTTGTTAATGTAGATCTTAATGAAGAAAATCCTAGTGATGGTTTCTTTGAACTGGAATGGAACAAAATATTCGTAGATAAACTTAGGGAAAATGGCTATAGTGGAACTACTGAAGAAGAGATTGTTGACAGTTGGTTTACACAACTCTGCCGTAACATTGGCGATGCAGACGATTATTAAAAAGTTCTTGACAACCGTGAATAACGGTGTTATTATCACAGTATAACAATAAGGGAACTAACATGGAAACCTATATACTAGTAGATACTGCTAATATGTTTATGAGAGCAAGACATGTCGTACGTGGTGATGATATGTATACTAAAATTGGTATGAGCTATCATATTATGTTTAACAGTATTAATAAAACTTGGCGTGACCAGAATGGTAGTCATGTTGTTATTTGTTTAGAAGGACGTAGTTGGCGTAAAGACTTTTACGAGCCTTATAAACGTAATAGAAAAGCAGTATTGGCGGCTAAGACAGATCGTGAACAAGAAGAAGATCAACAGTTCTGGGACGCCTTTGATGAGCTACAACATTTCTTCTTAGACAAGACTAACTGTACAGTATTACAACATGGGCAATGTGAAGCAGATGACTTTATTGCACGTTGGATACAGAATCATCCTGACGACAATCATATTATTGTTAGTAGTGATAGTGACTACTATCAGTTACTGAGTCCTAATGTTAAACAGTACAATGGTATTACACAAGAACTTATTACAACAGAAGGTATCTTTAATGACAAAGGTAAGCCTGTTATGGATAAGAAGACTAAGGAGCCTAAACAAATAGGCAATCCTGAGTGGTTATTGTTTGAGAAGTGTATACGTGGCGACAGTAGTGATAATGTGTTTAGTGCTTATCCAGGTGCTCGTAAGAAAGGCACTAAGAATAAAATAGGACTAGAAGAAGCATTTGCAGATAAAGATGCAAAAGGCTTTAACTGGAATAACTTTATGCTACAACGTTGGTTAGATCATGAGAACGTAGAGCATCGTGTACTAGATGACTACAATCGTAATATGCACCTTATAGACTTAACTGCACAACCTGAAGAAATTAAGACAGCTCTTGATGCCACAATTGTTAAACAAGTACAACGTGATAAGGTAGCACAGGTAGGTGTACACTTTATGAAGTTCTGTGGTAAACACAGTCTAGATAATATAAGTAAGAACCCAGGCGATCATGCCGTATATTTAAATGCAGGATATCAAAATGGATAATATAAACTACCAAGACGCACTTAGTGAACTCAAGCAATCAATATGTGAAGTCACATTTACTAAGGTAAATGGCGATACTCGTATAATGACTTGCACATTACAAAAAGATCTTATTCCACAAGCAATAAAGAAAGATCCACTAACTGAAACAAAAGTTCGTGAGATCAATGAGAACTTTATTAGTGTGTGGGATATTAATGCAAAGGGCTGGCGTGGTTTTCGTGTAGCCAATATAATTGCATTCAAGCAAGTTGCTGATGTATAATGCTCAAGAAGTAATCAAAGGTAAATTTTGGATTGTAAATAGTGCTTACGGAAAAGTTGGCACTCTTCGCAAGACAGATGAAGCCTATGAGTTTTTTGATCAGACTACTTGTACAAAAAAGTTGTTGGATAGTCCCGACGAGTTATTTAAATTTTCATCTACAGATAGAACTAATAAAGAAGAACAGGACGAGCTCAAAGTAAACGGCTTTCCCACTGGTTCATCCACGGCTGTGGAAGACACTCATGATGTATTACCTGTATTTAGAAAGACAGTAACATCAAAAACTCTTCACGGAGCAGGATACTATATTGTAAAATTTGAAGGCATGGGTTGGCAATGGGCGTTCGCACCCAAGCTATCGACGTTGGATAAATACACATACGAAGGTCCTTACCTCACAGAATGGGAAATGAATTTGGAACTCCGTCGCAAAAAGAGAGAACCAAATGACGAATACAATAAAATCAATAGGGACACTTTTCCTAATAGTTAGTGCGGTCAGTTTGATCAGCTACTATATTGGGATATATAACAAGCATCACCCCGACTTACAAAACCTTTCAACTAACGTTATGCTATCAACTGTTGTGGTACAAGTTACAACGGTAGATCCTGCTATGGAAAGATTAGCACGAGCTAGTGGACAAACAGGTTCTGGCTCAGGCTTCTTTGTAAAGGTTGACGATGAACATGCATGGGTTGTAACAAACCATCATGTTATAGAATCCTTCATGGCCTATCCAGACCAATTAGTAATAAATGTATTAACTGCTGATAGACCCTGGGTATACAATGCTGAGTTGATTGGTACTGATGTTTTGTCTGACATAGCAGTTTTAAAAATTAAGAAGAAGGATATGGAAGACAATTGGAAAGCATTAAAGTGGGCTGACGAAGATTCATATCTTGAAGGTGAACCTGTTTTAACAATAGGTCATGGGTTAAATTTGCAATGGACAGTAACCACAGGTATTATATCAGCTTTAGACAGAATACAATTCCAACCATTACAATTTATGATGCAACATGACGCCGTCATTAATCAAGGTAATAGTGGTGGTCCACTAGTGAACTACTCAGGTGAAGTTGTAGGTGTTAACAATATGATTATTAGTCCAACTATCAACGGCTTTGGATCAAGAAAAGGCTGGGATGGTATTGCTCTAGCGATTGCAGGCTGGCAGGCAGAAAGAGCAGTGAATAGTATATTAGATATAGGTAGAGTTGTTTATCCTAGATTTGATGGGTTTGCCATTGTCAATCCTACTATTAAGGAAGCTCAACATGTACATAATACATTAGGAGCAAAACGTAGATCCTATGCAAAAATTTCTGACGTTGATGAGACAAAGGAAGCATATAAAAGTGGTATGCGAAATGGTGATATAATGACAGCAGTTGACGGTAAAGACGTTTGGGGATTAATTCACTTTATCAAAGCATGTATGCACAAACAACCTGGAGATATTATTAAGATAACATTGTTGAGAGGTACAGAAAAATTTACTATAGATTATAAATTACTTACATTTCCAGATTCAGTTGAACCAAAAGAAGATAGTCGTATTAAGATATTGCCCGCTCCTAGGTAGTATTCATTAAGTTAGTATTTAATTGCAAATGGTATAAATACTTGTACTAAATGGAGAACAATATGGCAAGACCTAAACCAACGATAATCTTAGACTACACAGATAAAACTTATAAGAGTGAACAAGTATTACAGGCTGACGCCATATATGCCGTTTTTTATCAGGGTAATCCTATCAACTTGAGAACCCAACATAGTCTTATTAATTATCCAGGACCTAAATATAAAAAAGTATCATTTTCAAATAGTGGACATGCTTTTAACCTAGCAGACAGACTAAACAAACAATTCAACTGTAATAAATTTACTGTTGTTAGATTAATACAGGGTGAAATTGTAACACGGAATGACAACAACTGATTTACAGGATCAAATATTAAAATCGTTTGGACTGGAAAAAACAATGTTCAAACAAATGTTTTATAATAAAAAAACTCTCAGACTAACAAAACGTGGCAGAGATATGTTAAAGGCGAAATATGCCTTTTGGATATTCGACGATCACGAAATGGTAAGTAAGGATAGTATTTCGTTACAACGTAAAATGACTTACCCTTATTTTATGGACAAAAGAACGCTAATACTCTTTACTGAGGTAGATGCATTTATGGCCAAGATGGCGGGAGTTAAAGGATGGATAGATGGAAAATAAAATAGAGGAGTTGGGAGTACCAAAAAGTTTCTGCTTTGCTCCCTATACTAACTTAGATTTAGATCAAGACGGATCTTTCTATCCATGTTATAGAAGTAAAGTTAGACAGGGAAAATGGAAAGACGGCAAGGTAGTGGAAGCATACAATAACGAAAGTATGCAGGAACTTCGTGATGATCTATGGCACGGCAGAGAAAATGATAACTGTATTCAATGTCATAGAAGAGAGTCTGAAGGACAAAGATCAACTAGACAACAATACAATGAAGATGTACTTGATAATCGTATTGAATCAACAGAGTTTGTTGAGAAAATTATAGACAATCATTTAGTTGCAAGAGTAGAAGATATACATACTATGGAAGTTCGTCCACATGGAATGTGTACAAATGCCTGTGCTCACTGTGATGAAAATAGCAGTAGCAGATGGATTGCCCTACAGGATCTTGACAATACACCTTTCCTAGAGAACTATAAAGATGAACCCAATGTATTGGATGATCTATATAACAAAGCAACAAATTTAAAAGCCATACACTTTACAGGTGGCGAGCCTTTACTATATGAAAAGACACACCTACAACATTTACAAAACATACCCAATAAAGAAACAGTTGAACTTAGGTATCACAGTTCCTTAAAAACTTTACCTGGAGATGACATACGTGAAATATGGAAAACATTTGGTCACGTTAAAATTTTCGTTAGTTTAGATACAAGTGAAAAGTTTTATGCATATTTTAGATGGGGAAGTAATTGGCCAACTACAATTGAAAACATAGAAGCAATACGAGATATAGTTGAAATACAGGCCACAATCACTGTCAATATATTAACAATGTTGGATATTGTTCCTCTTATAAACTACTTAGTTGACAATGATATTGGAATGAACTCAAGTTTTGTGGATCCTCCACACCAGCTTAGTTGTGTTTATCTTCCAAATAAGTTAAAAGCAAGAGCATGTGGAGAACTAAATCAAGCTCGTTTTAAAGTACAACAATATAAAACTCCAAAGCATATGAGACTAGCAACAAAATGGTTAGCAGAGATTCAAGAGTTTATGATGAGCCAGGATCATGGTAATAGTTGGCCGAAAGATACTATCAATATGTTTAGAACCTTAGATCATGTATATGGATTATTAATTAAAAACTATGATGCAGATCTTGACTTTGCCGTGCCTGTAAAATGAAAGAATATTTAAAAGACTTTTGGTTTTGGTATAAAGACTTCGGTGTGAAGTACGGTTGGTTCTGGGCTTTTGGTTATGCAAGATTTAATGCATTATACTTTAATAGAAACGGCCAGTGGAAACGTAATACAAACGGAGAAATAAATGAAAACAAGTGATTATGTCTTGCTTTATATCGTAAGTATTGCTATAATATATGCAAGTGTTGGAATTATGATGGAGAATTACGGATGAAAGATAAATTTAAACAAGCATATATGGATGTCGCAGAACGGTTTGCACAATTAAGTACTGCTGAACGACTCCAAGTAGGTGCTATTGTAGTTAAAGATGATAGGATTATTAGCATTGGTTACAATGGAATGCCAAGTGGCTGGGATAATATATGTGAAGATGAAGTAGAAGAAAACAATATTACACGCCTAGTAACTAAGACAGAAGTACTACATGCTGAAACAAATGCTATTTCAAAACTTGCTAGGAGTGTAGAAAGTGGAGAAGGAGCAACTATTTTTGTTACTCATGCACCCTGTATTGACTGTGCTAAGATGGTTTATCAAGCTGGTATCAGTACAATATACTACAAAAACGATTATCGTTCAGCTGGTGGGCTGGAATTCCTCAAAAAATGTGGATTAAAAGTAGAAAAGATTTAAAAAGATTTACAAGTCCTTGTTATATAAGGTTTTTATTTAACAGTTTTAGGTTGACAGTAAGACGTTTTGGTGTTACTATCTATATATAAGCTAAAGAAACAAGGAGATGCTTTCAATGACAAATGTACAACTAGACCAAATCCCAACTATTATCCAAGAAGCCAAAGAAGCCGCTTTTACAGCCGCTGATAAGTTTTTTAAAGAAAAACTAAACGGTCAGGACCAATATGCATGTGGATTTGCATGGGTTAACATTTATGGTATTAAGATGAATACCAAAGTAGGTAAGGCTTTTAAAGAAGCAGGTCTTAGAAAAGACTACACAGGTGGTATTAATATGTGGAATCCATCAAAGTATGGTTGTCAAAATGTAGATACATTAGAAGCAGGTGCCCAAGCGGCCGCTGATGTGTTTAAAAAGTATGGCTTTAGAGCATATGCTGGTTCAAGGTTAGATTAATAAAAAGGTTGACAATACACTATTATAGTGTATACTTAAAATAAGAGTTAAGTTAATATTTCAGGAGAATGTAAATGACTACAACAATTTCAGAAGCTCGTACTGTAAGAATTTCCGAAGCCAATCGACTTATTGTCAAGGCTTTTAGTAAGAAACGTCCTGTATTTTTATGGGGTCCTCCAGGTATTGGCAAGTCTGAACTTGTTGATGGAATCGCTAAATCAGAAGTGCTGGGTAGAACGCTTGTTATTGACATGCGTCTTGCCCTTTTTGAGCCTACTGATCTGCGAGGGTATCCTGTTCCTGACGTAGCTAATGGTGTAATGCAATGGCTCCCCCCGGCTGATTTGCCCACACAGGAAACTGCTCAGGAATGGGATACTGTAATTTTATTCCTAGACGAACTTAACTCAGCGGCTCCTAGCGTTCAAGCGGCCGCTTACCAGCTGATACTTAACAGACGTATTGGTCAGTATAAACTGCCAGAAAATGTTGTGGTAATTGCAGCAGGTAATCGTGAGACAGACAAAGGTGTTGCTTATAGAATGCCTAAGCCACTTGAGAACAGGTTTGTACACTTTGAGCTTCGTGTAGACTTTACTGATTGGTTAAATTGGGCAGTAGATAACAATGTCAATGCTGATATAGTTGGTTACTTAACATTCGCTAAGAACGACTTATATAACTTTGATCCACAAAGTTCAAGCAGAGGATTCGCTACTCCTAGGGCATGGACTTTTGCAAGTGATCTATTAGAAGACGATGATCTTCCAGATAGTTTAACTACTGATCTAATTGCAGGTTGTGTAGGCGAGGGTGTAGCAATTAAGTTTATGGCACATAAAAAGATTGCAGGCGACTTGCCCAATCCAACTGATGTACTTGACGGTAAAATTAAGACATTAGAAACTAAAGAAGTTAGTGCCATGTATGCTCTTGCAACCAGCCTATGTTATGAGTTGCGAGAAAGAAACCAACGTGGTGAAAAAGCTAAAAACTTAGATAGCTATCACAAGGCATTTAGTAACTTTATTGGCTTCATGCTAGATAATTTTGAGACTGAGATGACTGTTATGGCTAGTAGGATTGCTATGCAAAACTATAAACTAGTTCCAAAGCAGGACAAAATTGAAAGATTTAATGAGTACTTTGAACGTTATGGTAGACTCGTACTTGACGCCTAAACTGAAGGAGGGAGAGACAATTGATCTTTCCCTTTTTCAACCACGTGAACGGGTTAGTATTCGTTTATATGGATTAGTGAATAAGGACTGGACACCCCAGGATGTATTTGAATATAAAACCAAATGGAAGCCAGAAGCAGAAGTGGTAAATATTAGAGGTAACTTAGACAAAGCCCAAGCCTGGTGTAAGACACATTTATATATGCAGGATTGGGATATAGTAAAACATGCAATGCCAGACGATAGTCACAATGTTTTATTTAAAAATGCCAAAGAAGCAATGCTATTTAGGTTAAGTTTAGGTTGACAAGTATACAATTAGATAGTATACTATAGGTAGAATTAAAGAACAGGAGTTCATATGTTAAAGACTGCAGAAGAACGTATTACACAAAGTAGGGTTAGGTTATTATTAACTAAGCCATTCTTTGGTACATTGGCTACTAGATTGCGTCTACAGGAAGTTGAATCTATTCCTACTGCTGGTACAGACGGTAGGCATTTCTACTTCAATAGAGAATTTATTAATCGTTTAGACGAAGGTGAACTTGATTTCCTAGTTGGACATGAAGTATTACATTGTGTATATGATCATATGCAGGCACGTGGTGATAGAAACCATGTACTGTATAATATTGCATGTGACTTTAATATTAATATGGAACTTATTACACAGAATATTGGTAAACTAATTGGTGAAGATAAACTAAACGGCGGCAAGCCTTGTTTAGATTGGAAATACCAGGGCAAGAACAGTTACGAGATTTACGATGAATTATTCCAGAGTGCAGAAGACGGCGGAACAGACGATCTAGCAGGTATGGACATTCATTTTGATGGTGAAGATGGTGACGGTGAAGGCTCTGGATATAAAGATGGTAATGGTAATCCTATTAAAGGTATGTC